CACCTCCAGAATCTGCTTCTAAAGCATATTCAGAAGTGTTGTTTGTGCCTAAAGTTACTGAAGAAGGTATTACAACCTTTTTAGGATAGTCTACTCCATAATCAGTAGATCCAAATACATCAGATAAATTTTGATCTGTAGCTCCAGAGGAATAGGTAAAAGTAAAACCTTTACCTTGATCATAAAAATCACTCACATCTAAAGCACCACTTTCAGGCACATTCGCGGCATCATTAACGGCATTATTTGTGGGGTGTTTAGCTCTTATGTTAGAGCCACCTCTATAAAGATCACCAAGACTAACGGCACTTGAGCCACCAACAAATTCGGTTCTTAATGCAGAAAATGATAAAGATTGTCCAGACGATGGAATTGCCATTTAACTACCTTTTAATTCATTAACTTCTTGTTTTAATTTTTCAATTTGCAATTTAGATGTGATTACATCATCACTAAGCTCTTTGACTGCTTCTATTAAAACAGATGTTAATTTACCATAGTCTACAGATTTTGTCTGCATCTCATCCTCTGCTGTTAACACAACTTCTGGTACAATAGTTTCCATATCTTGTGCTAGAACACCAACTTGAGTTTTAGCATTTTCAACATCGTTTCTTTTGTAGTAAACACCTTGCATACTCATAACTTTTTCTAAGGCATTTGATATTGGCTCTATGTCTGTCTTTAATCTTTTATCAGAAAAAGCAGTTACATCATTATTAAATGTTGCGGCTCCAGCAGCAGACATATCAAGGGTCAAGGCTGTAATTGCTGAACCGCCATCGTTACCTTGGAACTTCATATCTTTATCAGAGACTATTGATTTAATAACAAAATCCGTTGAAGAATTAAAGATACGTCCAAATTCAGTGCCAGCGTCTTTAAACATAATAGCCGTGCCGTCAGCATCAAGAATAATATCGCCAGCAGAGTCAAATGTCATATTACCAGAGTTTGTCTTCACTGTGCTAACATTTACAGAGCCACCAGATAAATCTAAATCTACGAAGGCATCCACAACAGCCGCACCAGAACCTGCACCATCAAGATAAACTGCTTTAGCATCTCCAGGTCCAATAGTAATATTAGCTCCACTACCTTGACTAATTACAATATTTTGTGATCCACTTGTTGCATTTTCAATAATGTGAAATCTTTTCATTGTGTTCGGGCCGATAGTAATCGTACATGCAGAATCTAATGTTCCAGTATATTTCAAGAACAATGCTCTTCCAGCATCTGACGATCCATCTGCTATTGTTGTTGTGTGAGTATCTGCATTTGTTGTTATGGCTTCTGTTCCAAAACCTAATGCTTCACCTATTAATTCTAGATTTGTGTTTGTTGATGTACCCCAAGTTCCAGACTCGTCACCCGTGGCTATTTCTTTTAATCTAAGATTATTTACATATGTTGCCATTATGCCGCCTTTTCTACCCAATTTGCCAGTTGATCTGGCTCAATTAAACTATAAACTTGTTCCTCACCAGTTGATCCAGTGACACTTAATCCTGTTAAAGATAACACAGAACCACCTTGTATGGCAAGAGTGCCTGCTAAAATTGATAAGCCTGCTAGTGTTACTGCAATATCTGCACTACCAATGGCGGTTTCATTGCCAACTGCTGTTGTTCCAACAACTGTTGTAACTGGTGCTCCAGTTGTGGTTTGTACTGTATAAACAATAGGAGTATTCGCTGTCCAACCCATCGCTGAATGATTAGAACAATAATAATATAAAGTTGGAGCATCTGTTGCCACAGTTATTTCTGTGTAAGCTCCAGCACTTCCAGGTGTTCCGCTAGTTGTTACTCCAGTTGTATATTGAGTTCCACCACCATGTGTCCCATTTGCAGTTGTGCTAAATCTTAGTGGATGACCAGAATTACTACTATCACTTTGATCGAATCGATAAGTGTTACCTTCAAATAATTCTAAAGTAACATCTGCCGTAGCTGTTGATCCATCTATTGCATATTTGTTTGTAGATCCTACATTGTAGTAAGGATGATTTGCTGGATTGCCACCTACTACAGTTACAGTTTTTGTTATTGTTGTAGCAGAATATCCACTTATTAATGTAGAAGCAGAAACACCTGTAGGTGAAATGAGTGCCGTACCAGTAACTGCCTCATCACCAATGTTTACTGTACCAGTAAGTCCAGTTTCAACAACTCTTGCACCTGCACCTGCGAGTGCGTCACCGATTGCCATTGTCCCTGCAACACCAGTAACACTAAAAGTACATGTTCCACTAACTGTTGGATTATTGGATTGACCAGTTGCTTCTAAACCAGTCATAGGAAGAGTTTGTCCTACATCAGCAAAAACACCACCACCCCATATATGTGCACCCCAAGCGTCACTACCCCAACCAGATAAAAATTGAGAGGTGGCTTCTAAACCAGTAACACCAAAAGAGATAGGTATTTTAGGTAATACAGTGCCAACGGAAGCAGTTGCAGATATACCAGTAGGTGTAATGATGTGAATACTACTAGCGTTTACTGTTCCTACAGAACCAGTTGCTTCTAAACCAGTCTCTATTACTAGAGACCCAGCAGTAGTTCCTTCATCACCAACGGCTGTTGTACCAGCAACACCAGTAACAGCAAAAGAAGTGTTACCAATACCACCCCAGCCAACAGCACCCCAGGTGCCTTGTCCCCAACCGTTAGCCATAAGGAGTTACCCTATGCTATACGGATAATAGCGTTTGAAGCGTCAGCAGTTGGAAACTGTATTGTAAATGTACCAGATGTTGATGTCTTGTTAGATGTAAAATCTAAAACACATACAGCTTTGTTACTATCAGAGCTATTGTATACCAAAGCTCCCATTGCAGTAATTGTTGCAGTTGTAAAACTTAAATCAGCAAAATCTGTAAATGCAGTTGTACCAGAAGTAGTTGGGTCTACTCTTGTTAAACTTCCACCACCAGTTGCATATGTACCACTAGATGCGATTTCACCAGTTGTGGTAAAAGCAGTACTTGTAGCTCCTAATGTTGCAGTTGTAGATGATTTACCACCACTACCTTCTGCATAAAGTGCTAACTTAAAAGTGTCTCCACCAGAGTTTTTAAAATTGTGTACACCTTCTAACAACTCTTTCTTGAAGGAAGTACACATTGCTTGTGCTATAGCCATATTAGAGTCTCCTTATATATTCGGCTGTTTCCTTTTGACCACTCGATCTTAAGGCTTGGATTATAGTACCACGCTCTTCCTTTCTTGCCAAGACTAGGTAGTGATACAATACTTTTTTAAGATGTTCTCTAAATTGATTTGCTTGTTGTCTTATATGTGGAGGTGCTTGATCTGATATACTGACTATTTTATCAACTGCTAAATCTGCTATTTGCTCGTTGTTTAAACCACCTTTGTCTGAAGTCATTACATTTACTTTCCCCGCTTGTGATACTCCTACGTTAAACATTTTTCTTCTCCTCGTATGTTACTCCTGGTATGTCCTCTCTACCAATTATATTAGGTGTCGCATCTAAAGGCTCTGGAGGATCTAGTTTAGATTTTTTAGTAATCAACATTTCACCTTGTGTAGTTGTAGAAATTAGTGGGTCATCCAGCCTATGATAGCCATATAGTTTTTGATCCTCTGAAACATTAGTGTCTAACAAAGAAGAACTATTTGCTATGTGAAGTTTTATTCCTTTAGATACTGCTATAGCTAACCAAAACTCACAACAAGCTCTACCTGCCTCTGCAAAATTAACTGCTTTGTGTGTGAAATCTATACCATACAAATGTAGATCAGAAACTTCTTCTGCTATTGCATAGGCAAGTGCATAAGCAACAGTGTTGTTTAAATATGCATATTTAGTTTTCTGCAACACATCTTGTAGTGGATATTCTACAACATCTGGACATCTTTCATCTAACGTACAAGAAAAAATAGGAACATTTATTTTTGTTTTTAATCTTTCTGCCATTATATTTGTTTGTGTTCCAGCGTTAGGTGTATCTAAAAACCTTGACGGTGGATCCATCATGAAACATTTATCATGATATATAACTCCAGACATAGCGTTTATTGCCCAAACTTCATCGAACTTTTCGCTTCTAATTTTAGCTAAAATATATTCTGAAAAACTATTGCCTAATCCAACAATAGCTATGCTTTTATTTTTCATATTGTGTAATATAAAGTTTGGACTAAAAAAGTCAATTTATTTGGTAGGTAGTCCTCTTCTGTAAGCATCTAGATTCTCTTGTCCCTCTGCATATCCTTTTAATCTTTGAATAGCTTCACTAAATCTACCATTGTATAATTGTAATATGTCTGCTTCACCTTTCATAAAAGTATATGCTTCTACAAGACAGGCATATAAAAGTGCGTCAGGTGCATTGGTGCTTATCCATGTGCTTCCAGAATCATCTGTAGTAAGTGATGCAGGTCTATAATAATAGTGTAACTCTACTGCAAAATCAGTGCTTGGAGTTGGTGCTACTATAAAATTGTCTACATCAAAAGAAGCGTAGTATATAGGAGACCCAGTAGTTGTTGGATCAGCAGTATATTCTTGAATAAGATTAACATCTTTTTGTAATAAAAAAACATTTTCATTACTAGCGTTTACATACGATAACGAATAAGTAGCTAAGTAATCAGATGGTTTTTGTAAAAACTTATTACTGGCTGTCATGGTTCCAGTAACATTTTTTCTAAAAAAATCTAAGTCAACAAGTTTGAATATTCTTTCTTCTGCGTTTTTTATAAAAAAATCTAGCTCATTAACAAAAGTCGTTTCATCGTTTTCTGTCCAATCTTGTATAGATTGTTTTAATGTTGTTAATGTAAAACTCATGATGTACTCACTGTAACTTCTCCAAGGCTAGTTGTAACCTTAAAACTTGATAATTTTTTCCCTATTATACCATCTCCAACATTTGTGTACACCACGAATGCAGTTAAGTCTGTGTCTTGATTTGGTCTTGGCTCATACAAAGCTGTTGGATCTGGTCCAGGATGATTAGGTTCTAACTGTGGGTGTTTAGCCTCATACTCATCGGGGCCGACTTTCAAACCATTCCACTCTGTCTTCATTTCTCGTAAACGATAACGAAAACCTGATCGATCTGAATATCCCCATGCTTTTTTTCCTGTTGCGAATCTTGCCATATTAGTAACTATAGTATGTCATGCTAGGTGTTAGTTTTAAAGGAGTGCTATTAGCATCCTCAGCTGCGGCTCTTTGAAATTCTTCTTCATATACAGCTTTCAATAGCTGAACTCTTTCTGGTGCTTTCTTCATAGCTAAATAATAAGCAAGACCTGCTACCATACAAGGAAGAAATCTAAACGGAGTGTCTGCGTTATTAACTAAAGCGTCTGCGTCTTGAATACGACTTACATAATAATAAACTAAGGTATAAGTTGCATTGGGTGTTGCCCATAGAGTTATTGTCGGAGTAACTTGTCTGTCAAAGAAATACTGACTTGGTTGTCCAGTAGTTGTTTTGTTTGGAATAGTTAAATACTCACTTCTACTCATTTGAGTTAAAGTAAAATCTGTACCACTACTATTTCTTAGAACAACTTCCAAGAGATCGACATAGGTAGCATCAAAGGAATAAGTTGCCGTGCCAGAAGTAATAGTTTTAGTGTCTTGTGTAACTGTCCACATGTTCAATCCTCTGTTCGCCCAATCAGCAAACATAAGATTTAATGAACGTCTAGCAGTTCTAGCATCATAGCCAGTTCTCATCTCTAGGCCACAACGCTCATATGCTTCTTCTATTATCTCTGCGACATCTAAGTCGAAATCTCTTGAATTTGAAGTTGCCATTTATTATGTAGACCCCATCATTCTCTTACGCATTCTATCTCTTTGAAGTTTAGTAGGTTTAATGTTCGTACCCTTATAGGTTTTAGGAGTTTTTGTAGACATAACTTTAGACCCTAAACCTGTTTTAACCTTACTTTTCTTTTTTACAGTCGTGGCAGCACCATCAATGCCTGACCTAGATACTTTTAACGAAGGAACTATTTTCTTTTTGCCTCTGTTTGGTGCTGGAGGTGGAGCTTTTGGAGCAGAAGATTTTGTTTTTGTTGTTTTGACAACTTTCTTTCCGTCTCTTCTTGTTAAACCTCTTTTATCATTTAAATAGTCTCTCAATGTAGTAAAACCTGCATCTTTAATCATCTTAGGTGTAACTACTTTTGGTTTAACTTTGGTTTTAGTTGTGGTTTTAGTTGGTTTTAATTTTTTTACTTTTATCAGTATCTCTAAACTCACCTCTACCTGTTATTTTTTTAGGTGCTCCAGAACCCTCGGGTTGTCTTTGAATCAGCTTTTTCTTTTTAGGTGCTCCAGAACCCTCGGGTTGTCTTTGAATTAGTTTATTTGGTGCTCCAGAACCTTCTGGCTGACTAGGTTTTTTCGGTATAGGTTTCTTTTTAAAAATATCTACACCGCCCTCTGGCTGACTTTGTTTAGGTTTTTTCATTATTTTTTCCTTTTCTTTCTTAGTGATGCTACTCTTCTTGGTTTACCAGCGGGCTGCCCCAACCGATTCTTTTGTCTTATTCTACTACGTTTTTCAGTAGAAGTCATCTCCGAAGCAGTTTTCGGAGTTTTCGAAGACACCCTTTTACTTGGGCGACAATAAGGCGTACCCCTTTTCTCGCCCTTTTTCCTACCACATGGCTTACCCGTTTTAACATCTTTCCAGCCCTCCTTGAACCATCTTTTAAGTGCTAAACCTGATTTTGTCTTTCTTACTGCCATTATGTAATCTTTGTCTTTTTTCGTCTTTCATTCAAGACATTACCACAACCTCTTGCGATTCGTGAATCTTTTGCTTTTCTTTTTCTGTAAACTTTTCCATTAGATGCTTTGATGACGGCTTGTTTATCCATGATGCCACCATCTGCTTTTTTCTTTGATTTATTACCATAGTTTGCAGCACCAACCTTTCGGCACTTTGCAATAGCCCCTGATGCATAAGCGGAAGGGAAAACCTTATATCTTGCTTTTACTTTGTGATAACATGCGTCTTTTGGCGCTTCTTAACTCCTCTAATCCACTAACTTTGTAACATGTACAAGTCCATTTTTTCTTTCTACAATTTAGACAGTACTTAACAGGGCTTCCTCTGAATATTTTTTGTTTTTCGTTTTCTTGTTTTTCTTTTTTTATTTCCACTTGAAACCGACTTTGTTATTTGTTTGCTCATCGAGCCTCTTGACATAACCATCTTGTTTACTCCTGATAAAATTTTCCCATAAAGGTTTTATCATTTTGTGATTTTCAGAAACTTTCATCTCTGTCATAGCTGTTCTTTTATCAACCTCAATGAGAGTGCTTACTATCCAAATAATGGAACCCGCTACAAGAACGACAGAAACA